TACGTTGAAATCAGAGTCTGTTAACGCATCTCCAGCAAGTCCACCCATTAAGGTGTTTTGAACGCCCGTGGTTACTGCCGCCCCTGCATTATCTCCAATAGCTACATTGTAAGTATTGGTAGCAGAGGTAAAGTTTTGCGTAACTAAAGCACGATTACCAATAGCGACTGACCTACTGCCCAGAGTGTCAGAAGAAAGAGCGGCGTATCCAATAGCCACATTTACGTCAGCGTCCGTCAGTGCATCACCTGCTAGACCACCTATAAGCGTGTTTTGTACGCCTGTGGTTACTGACTCACCTGCAAGATAACCAACGGCAACATTATAACTTGCGGCATCGTTGTTTAATGCACTTAAAGCCCATGAGCCTATTGCAATATTAGAACTGCCAGTATCTTCAGCATCTAATGCCCTATAACCAATAGCTACATTGTTATCACCCCTAGTAATCGCAGTACCTGCTTCATCACCTCCAAGAACATAATACATGCCACCGCTTGCAATGCTGTTACCTGCGTTGACACCAAAGCGGACGTTAAAGGTTCCTGCGGTTGGGGTGGATAGAGAGCCGTCTGAGGCTATGCGGAAGCGTTCTGAGCCGCCTGTGCTGAAACCCAGTAGGTCACCCCCACCCCAAAATACACCTGTATCTGGGTCAATAGCAGACTGTAGCGTGGGGTCAGAAGCAGAACCCCTGTTACCTATGTTGATGCCTGAGTTGAATGTGGCGATACCTGCCGCTGACATATCAAGGGTAAGGGCTGTGATGGTTGAGCCGCCATCATTACCTGCAAATATAATATCTGCATCTGATACTGACGAACTAATTTTAAAATTATTACCATTATTGTTAAAGTTACCAATAGTTACGCCACCATCTTTGAAATTTAGATTACCACCATCAGCATCAAGAGTAATGTCATTAGCCGAATCAACAGTAAAACTGCCTGTAGCTGTCAGAGCTGATGCATCTAGTGTCATGGTATCTACTACTACACCTGCGTTGGCTGTGACTGTTCCTGTAAATGTAGCCGCACCAGCAACTTCTAATGGGCTTGACGGACTGCTAGTACCAACACCAACATTCCCGCCATGAGATACGTACAGATCAGGGTCAGCCGAAGCAGAGCCACTAATTAATACGCCATCGTCAGGGTCTGTGTTGTAAAGCTCTAAATCACCATTTCTGTTGTATTCTATAATGCCCTGCTCAGTAGCAGACTTTTCAAAAAGTAACTTTAAAGGAGTTGTACTTGCACTAGACTTTAATTTTAAAACGTCGCTTGAACTGCTTGTTGACAGCGTAAGGACGGCGTCTGGACTGCTAGTGCCAATACCCAACGACTCCGCAGAAGCATCCCAGAACAACTTCGGAGTCGTGCCAGTGTCCTCGTAGAAGCTGATGTCTCCGTTGGAGGCTATAGTCTGTCTTTTAAGTAATGAAGTATCGTCTGATGTAAATAAGTTTAACTCACTACCGTATGACGAAAACTTTGGGCCAAATGCTTTTACATTTACTGACGATAGGTCACTGGCATAACTGCCATCAATAGCTAATCCAGAGCCAAAGCTAGCGTTGACACTTGGAGTATTTATAATTAGACCAGTTCCAGTTCCTATTGCTCCTACCTTTGCCCCTGCTGTAGAAACTGGTAGCCATGAAAAGCCTGTGGTGCTGTCAACAGTAAGCCCATCCATCGTGGCTGTGCCAGTTACGTCGATGTTACCTGTGCCAGTAATGTTATTACCGTTAAGGTCAAGATCACCACCTAGCTGTGGCGTAGTGTCTTCTACAAGTTCGTTGGTTGCCGCTACAGTAGTGTCTACATACGCCTTGATTGACTGCTGAGTAGCCAATGCCGTAGCACTGTTACCTGACATATCGTCTTGGTCAAGGATGTCTGTGACTGTGACAGCGCCTGTGCCTGACAGTCCGTCAAACTCTACATTACCGTTAACAGTAACAGCGGCAAAAGTTGGAGAGTCAGTAGTAGCTACGCCTTGGTTTAATGCTTTGACAGAGGCTTCACTAGTCAGCTCAGAGTCCATCAACGCACCAGCGGCAGTAACATTGGTTGTGTCTGTTACGTCTGCTGAAGCTTCGATAGCGTTTAACTTAGTATGGTCAGCGTCCGTAAAGACATTAGAATCTGTTGCCGCTTCTACTGCGGCTCTAATCTCTGCATCAGTTTGGTCAGCAGTAGCACTAGCTTCGATACCGTCCAACTTTGTGCCGTCTGCAGCAACATCACGTCCGTCTACTGTGCCACCTACAATAATGTTACCTGTAGCAGAAACAGTAGTAGCAGAAACTGCGGCAGGAGTAGCACCACCAATGACAGTCCCGTCAATCGTACCGCCGTCAATGTCTGGTGTGTTTACATCAGGAGACGTAAGTGTTTTATTAGTAAGAGTCTGTGTACCAGTAAGCGTTGTTACAGTACTATCGATAGCAAAGGTAACGGCATTGCCTGAGCCAGACGTGTCAACGCCTGTACCGCCAGTAAATGTTAGCGCCTCAGAGTCTAGATCAATGCTTAGCGCACCGCCTGAGTCAGCTTGGAAGTCTAAGTCTTGTGCAGTAACTTGTGAGTCAACGTACGCTTTTACGGACTGTTGTGTAGGAACCAGAGTTGCACTGTTGGACGACATATTGTCCTCGTCAACAAACGCAGTAACGCCAATAGTTCCGTCAGAAATAGTTTCAAAGGTTAGGGTTCCGGTAAACGTAGGCCCAGCAGTATCGGCTTTAGTGCCAATAGCAGTAGAGATTGCATCAAACTCAGTTTCAAATTCAGCGCCACGGATAATCTTTCCTGAGTCGCCTGTAGGTAACGAGTCTTTAGCTTCAAAGTCTGTTGTCTTGGAATAGTTTGACATCTGAGTTTCCTATTGCAAAAGAAGGAAGGGGGCCGCAAGGGCCCCCGAAGTTCATTACTCAGCGACTGCGAGTACGAAACCAGCTTCAGGACGATATACCTGAACACCATACAGGCAATCAGCCGTGTACAGAGTTGAGAGGTATTCCTGCTTGTACTGGGTTTGCGAGCGTACAGCTTGTTGCTCTGCCATGACAACAGCGTCACGGTGAAACAAAAGTGCCGCACGGGTATCAGCAGATCCCGCAGTGTTATCGCCAGCCGCTTCAATGGTTCGGCAGTTAGCTGAGACGTAAACGTCTACACCGTAGAGGTTACCGATAAGACCAGAGCTTACTACTTGGCCGTTTACAAAATCAGAAGACACATAACGATCAATGCCCATGATAGTGTTACGAACCGAAGGAGGAATGATTAACGAACGTCCGTCCATAGGTACGTTGTTGTCATCAAGCTTCTGAATCATGTCACGGAAGAACGCATCAGTGAACACGTCTTGAGTTGGCACAATTGTGTCATCAGTGTACTGAGTTGTTGTTCCGTTATCGTTAAAGAAACAGCCAGTGTGCTGGTAGTCAGTAGCCGCTGGGCTAAATACAACAGCACCACCGTCACCAAAGCCAGTACCTGCCGCGTGAAGATCATTGTCGATCTGTACAGCAAGAGCATAACCAGCATCTTCAGTGTAGAACTGACGGAGACTAGAAAGCGCCTGAACCTCAACGATGTCTTCAATAAGACGTGAGTATTCAAAGTGACGGTTAATGTCTACAGTCAATTCGCCTTCAGTGTTTGCAATGATAGTAACCGCTGTATCAGCCGCTTTAGCATTTGCATCGCCACGGATTGGCTTAGGGATGTGTAGCTTGTCTCCCTTTTTTCCTGTCATAGCCAGCTTTTTAACAAGCGGAGCCATTTTCAGGTTCTTCTGGTAAGCCGCAATAATTTCATCACTCCAAATTTCTGGGATGAAAGTTGCCGCTTCAGTTAGCGCGGTATTACCCCCTGCGCCGGGATATGTTGCAGTAGCCATGTCAATCTCCTTTAAAGATTATTTGACTCGACCCTCCGCGTACGCTGTTAGAATTTCATCTGACAGACTTTGGTAACGCTCGGGGTCCGTTTTCATTAGTTTAATAATGTCGGCCCTGCGATATGTTTTCTTACGTGCCGTCTCAGCACTGCCCTGCGCTCTGCCTGTATTGGCCGCCTTGAGTTGTTGCTTACGCGCTTGCTTTTCAACATTAGCAGTTTGCTGAGCAACTACCTTACGCTCTTTCCAGAGGGTAAATAGTTCATCAGCCGCGTCTGCATTGTACTCTTGGTCGGCTTCTACAAACAATTGAGTCCTAATCTTTGATGCTTTGATCCACTGTGCAAACTTATTGTCAGCAAGTATTGTCTGCATGTCTGGGTGTTTGTTACCTAGACTGGCTAACGCCGCTTGCTTCTTGTAGTCCGCAGTGTATCTCTCTGCTTCTCTAATTTTAGGATGGTTATCAATTGCGCGATTAACAGCTCCTTGAGGGTCCGTAAAATAATCAATATCGCTTTCAGGCTCAACATTCTGTTGTTGAGGTGCTTGCGATCGTGGCTGAGTAGTTATGTACTCGTCCACTACCTTACGAAGCTCACCAACCTCGTTAGAGTGTCGACTCATCACCTGCTCTACTTCTTGGTGCATCTGAACAACTTCTTTCAGAGATTTACCACGGTACTTCTCTGGAATGTCGCTGTCAGTGTCTTGCTCTATTAGGTCTTGAGATTGTTCAACTTGAAGATCTTCTTCTTGCTGAGTCCCTTCGGCTTCGGTTACAACGCTGTCCACATTGCCCTCTTCTTCGAGGTATGGATCAACCATTGTTGCTCTAGACATATTAAACTCCGTGAACTAAGTCATTGTGGAGATTTAGATTACCTGCCTGCTTTTTCATGTTCTCGTACCCACTTCATGTGGCGACCTGGAAAGTCCCCACTAGATCCGTCAAGTACGCACTTAGGAGCTGACAGCATTTTAGTAGCATTGGCACCACAACCGCACCTACTGGTTGTAATCCCTTTGCTTACCATTTCTTCAAATACATGTCCGTTAGTACAACGGAAGTCATATATCTTATACATCTTCCGATTCTTGATCTTCCGCTTCGGCTTGATCCCGCGCTAATGTAATCGTTGATTCTAAATTGATTACAGTTGCAAATGCAGATACCTGCCCTTTGCGAAAAAACAAATCCTCCTCATCTTTAACTGTCTGAATATCGGCCAACTGCTTGGCGTTATTTGACAGCTCTTCTATGAGTTGCTTAAACCCTGGATGGTTAAACAGCTCATTGTAATTAGTAAAGTACTCCTCCAGTTCAGGGGTCATTCCTTTCTCCTTTGTTGATACTGTGCCTTTTAGCACGGTTTTAAAAAAATGTCAGGCATTTCTCGTAGTTTTTCTACTTCTCTTT